GGAATTATGACCCTATTATTCCTGATGAGTTGCAGTCAACACAAAAAGATTGACGATATTAAGTGGGATCCAATAAACGGTTTAATTAGAATAACGTTTGGACAAGTTAAATGAAGTTTATGAAACTGATAGATAGAATAAACCAAGCAGCGAACGAGTATAACAAAACAAAAGAAGAGAAGTACAAGAAGGAGTGGTACAAATTAATTAAGGAATATTCTAGACTGTATGCAATCGTTAAATGAAACCATGGCATATCTTGCTGGTCTATTTGATGGTGAAGGCTGTGTCACTTATCGACAGCGGTCCGAACATCGAAAAGGAAAGCCCCGTGCCTACAAGTTCTGGTGTATACGAATTGAGATAAATATGATTGATGAACCAACAATAAACTTTGTGAATAGAACATTTAAATGTGGCTCTATAGATTATAGAAAGCCTTACCCCCACCAAAACCATGGGCAGTATCGTTGGAGATGTAGCCACCGTGATGCTTTTAAAGTAGCTAAAGAACTAATTCCCTATTCCATTACAAAGAAAGATCAGTTAAAACAGATTATAAATCATTATGTCAATTAAAAATAAAATAAAAATTAAAAGCGTTTTTAAAGATAAAACTGTCAGCGATGATTATAAGACAGGTGGTGCGTATAAAGCTATACTTAAAATGTTTGCTGACCAATTAGAAGATAAGAAGTTTATTGAGCATTGTAAAAAATTTTTTAAGGGGAAAGATGAAGACAATTCCTGATTTAATTTTAGATATAAGATGGTATTATAAACGTGCTATCGATAGACCTTTATCGTGGATGGAGGCTATCGGTAGTGCTATGAGCTCTTACGCTTGGCGTAAGCGTTGGAGAAATAGAAAGGAAGGAACGGGATATGGAAAAAGACCAGAATAAAAGTAGAATAGCGATAAGTATGTTTAACTGGGGTCCGTGTGTTATACGGCTTAAGATAAACGAGGAGTTTCAGAATAAATTATTAGAAGAAGCGAAACAGAATAAAGAAGATATGCGAGGTAAGTTAGCTGGACAGATAGAAAAAGAAACAGGGTACTCTGATGAGGCTAGAGAACGATTACTTCCGTATGTATCTAGTGCATTAGGACTGTATAACCAAGCGTACGAGGCGTATACGAAGAAGAAGTTTGACAAGACTCCTGAATATATCTTATCGGCGCTTTGGATAAACTATCAGAAGAAGAATGAATTTAACCCACCCCATGACCATGATGGAAAGCTATCGTTTGTGATCTATCTTGGGATACCGGAAGAGTTGAAAAAAGAAAACAAAGAGTATAAAGGAAGATCGTGTGGACCTGGAGGCATACAGTTTTTATATGGTGAAGGACCTAGAGACGCTGTAACTTATATGTCTCATTTTCCTGAAGAAAGAGATATGTTTATCTTTCCTGCGTGGTTGAAGCACTGGGTTAGTCCTTTCACTTCCGATTGCACAAGGATTAGTGTTTCGGGAAACATACATGACTCTGCGCCTTTAAATAATATAACTCAATTTGGACCTGAATATGTTAAAGATAAAAAAGATAATAGTAAAACTTAGAATGTGGTACGCGGATGTACGCGGTCATCATGGTAAACGTTGGGACTATGAACCTGGAGATTGGTACATGGGCCGTCATCGAAAAAGAAAATGATAAAGAAAAACGATAAGTATACCTATGTTGGAGGAACACGGTTCATGGATCATGGAACACGGAACTATGATGTTGCCGGATATAGATTACCGTCCGTAACATCAATACTAGGTAAAACTAAAGATGATACTTTTTTAAAAGATTGGATAGCGCGAAAAGGGAAAACAGAGGCTGAACGAATCAAGAACCAATCAGCAACTCGTGGTACATCTATGCACAAGTATCTGGAAAACTATGTGTTAGGTAAAGGGTATGAAGATTTAACAGAGCTAGGACAAGAGACGAAACGTATGGCTGAGAAGGTCATAGAGGTGGGTCTAGCGCCCGTTTCAGAGTATTTCGGCTCAGAGGTCACGCTTTACTATCCAGGGCTATATGCGGGCTCTACAGACCTTGTAGGCATACATAATGGTAAAGAGACTGTGATTGACTTCAAACAAGCTAATAGACCCAAGAAAGAGGAATGGATTGGAGATTATAAATTGCAGGCCGGAGCATATGCCATGGCTCATGACTATGTTCATGGCTCTAACATTGAACAATGTGTAATTATGGTATGCACTCCTGACCTATATTATCAAGAATTCAAGATTGACGGGCTTAATTTACGTAAGGCAAAACACGACTTCTTAAAACGACTAGACCAATATCATGAACTATTAAGAGAAGAGGAGGAGAAACCAACTTATGGCACGTGAGATAATCTACAAAGCTATGTTGCAAAGGTATGAGGCAGAGGTTGCTGATGCTGATGCAAAGATACAAATCCTTTTAACGACAGCTAGAATTATTCCAGAGCACATCGACATCACCGGTGAAATAGATAAACTGTTAGCTAAGATAGAAGCTGCAGAGTCAAAGATGGCGATATTGAAGCGTAAATATGGCATAAATTAGGCAAAATTCTGCGACTAGATAGGGTCGCAGAGGGGTCGCAAAACCTCTCTTGCGAGTCGCAGATTAAGTCTCGAGTGTCCATTATGGGTCAAATAACTACAAATCAATTACAAGTTGTAAAATTTGCGACCCTTTTTTGGGGGTTGCGACCCACTTGCGACCCACTTGCGACCCTTTTCAAAATAAGCTACTATTCAAGTATAGCAACAATAATAGTCGATTTCACAGACATCTGCGAGTTTGCGACCCAAAAATGGAAAATTAAAAATTTTTTTGTGATATAAATATTTTATGAGACGTAAGAAGAGATATAAACATGCAACCATAGGTAAGAAGAAATATTACTTCTATAAGATTATTTGGGAAGATCCGTGCGGAGACGCAGGGCATGCCGACATAGATGAAATGAAAAAATTAAAACCTGCTATTATGATCTCACAAGCATATATCTTTGCAAAAGATAAGAAACACGTCTGGACTTTTTCCTCTTATGATTCAGAACAAGCTGTGTTCTCAGATCGTAACTGTTTCCCACGAAGTATAATAAAAAAGATGGAAAAAATATTAAATTAAATGATTGCTTTTGAGTGGGAAAAAATATTTCATGACACCTACAAGGAGGAGAAAATGCAAGATCCAAAAAATAAAATTGAAGAACTTGAGGACAAAATTGAAAAGTTAGAGAATGACATTGCTAACATCAAAGATGTTCTTGATGTTCAAGATGAGCCAGAGATGGACGAAGATGAGGATATTGAAGACGACGATCAAGACTAATCTTTTTTATCACCCTCGATCTGTTTTGGGTCGGGGGTGACATCTATAATCTGTGAATAATCATCTTCTATCTTTTTCATTCTAGCCTCTAATTCTTCTAACGACATATCATCTAGCTTACCCGTCTTAATAATTTTTCTATCTATGTATAAGCCTGCGGCTTTACCTCTGTTTGTCTCTGCATTTACGGCTGATGAGAAACTACCCTTTTTTAACGCCTGTTCTTTTATCCTAGCCAACTCTGCAACATGATTTTCATAATTGACTTCAAACTTTTTTAATCTTTCTTGTTTTAATTTATCTACGTATTGCACTACAAGTGGTGATAGTCTTGGGTTCAATAGCTCTGACCCCTCAGACCTTGCTCTCTTTTCGCTGTATCCTGCAAGTTTCGCTGCCTCTGTCTGTGATACAGGTCCGTTTGGCCCACCGAATACTATGTATTCTGCGAACCTTTTTTGCATTTCTGTTAATCTTTTTGGTACTCCCATATTGACTTTTTAAGGGAACATTCCTATAATGTCAAGCATGAGTGAAGAATTAAAAGAAAGAATACATGACCTGTTAAAGATCAATGTAGAGCATCAAAATATTAATGCAGAGTTGAGAAAAGATGTGAAGTATTTACGAGAGAGGTCTCAGTTTTATGAAGAGCAGTGTGAGCAGTTAAAGAAAGAAAACAGAGAGCTTAGAAATATGGGTAAAAACTTTATTGATGAACATAGAAACAAAGGTGATATGTAGTGTACGTCAAACACTTACAAGAATATTTAGATAAGTTTACAGAGGGCAGAAACGGTATGCGTGGTAATGCTGTGAGTGACGCTAAAATTTATATCATGACAAGAAAAGGGTATCTTGAAGAGATAAAGCGTATTGAAGTGCATGAGAGTAATAATCCATTAGATACTTCTTTACGTGTTGTATTGAAACCCAATCGCGAAGAGAAACTAATACTCCCACCTGGATATATCAAAGACTATTAATTACTTTTTCTTTCTTCGCTTGATGGGTAAGTCAAAGTGCATGACAACCTCGTTGCCTCGCTTGTTCGTCCACTCGCCTGTGATTCGCTTGTCGCCTGTCGCTTGTGTTTCGGCAGAACGGAGAGCTTTCTTCAAACTTCTCGCCTGTACCTCGAACTCTTTGCTGCCTGTGAATTTATAGGTTCTCATTAATTTCTAATTTTAGCAAATTCACCATCAAATAATTCTATTAGCTTGTGTCTATTAATAATAAACAATAAAGCATTTATATAGCCAATTTGGTTGCATAGCCAATGGTCATTAATAGTTGGTTCGTTCCTATTTTCTCTAAAAGCCTCAATTTCTTGAAGAACTAAATTTTCAATGTATTTCTTGTTTATTTTATTTTTATCAATAGTCATTTTACTCCTATAAGGTTTCTTGTTTTAGATAGTCCTCTGTAAATGGGATATCTCTTATATCAATGCACCCCGCTAACTCTACATAGCAACGTTCATCATCTTTAGAAATACCAAATTCTTTTCTTAACTTGGTATATAATTTATTTAATTGGGTTTTAGTGGGCTTGTTGTCCCCTCTTACTAAAATTGTATCTACTCCGTGTTTAGTAGCACAATTTATTTTCCATACCATTGAACCGTCCATATTACACCTTTTGTTTGTTGGCTTGTTGGTTTATATATTTTCTAAGCACTCCATTTTGTTTCATCTCATCTATAACTAATTTTAACGCTTGAGATTTATTACTTCCATTAGCTAAAAGTTGAAAATAATCCTCACTATTCATAGCGTCATTTATTATTTTATCTGCTATATCTTTTATCATTATATTACACCTTTTGTTTGTTCGCTTGTTCTTCTTCGTGTATCTCTTTTTGATATCTTACTATAAGTTCTGCAACTTTGTGCATAGCTTTGATAACACTCTGTCCCTCATACTTATCATTTTCAGATTGTACAGATTTATTTACAATCGCTTGTAAATCTCTCACTACTTCTTTCATAGCGAATAATCTGCCAGAGCTTGAAGATGACATATACAGGTCGTTCATTATAGCCATTTGTTTTTGTAGATCACTACTCATTTGTCCCCCTTTCATTTGTTAATTTTAAATCACACATTCTACAAATAATTTCATAATCCACTACAAAAAACATTCTATCAGTTTGATTATCTAAAATATTATTATCTGGTTTTTCAGCTAGATATTTTTTTATTTGTTTTGGTGTAATCTCAAAGTCAGTTATTCCACAATTTGAACACTCACTCATTTTTCTTCCTTTATTTCTTGCAACATATCAACTTCTACTCCATCTGCGATATATTCTAGTGGCTTAAATCTTATACCGTCTTTAAGTCTATATGTTATTTCATTTCCACTTTTGTCTGTTTTAGCATTTCCGTCTTCATCATATAAATAAAATGTTATATCAGAAACGGCAACGTAGTAGTCTTTCATTTCCAACTCCTTATAAATTGTGGTTGATATTTAAGTTTTCGTTCTTCTTGTTCTTCAAGAAACTGCTCCCAACTATCTGCGCCTGTGGTTTGAATATCGTTATATTCGTCTATCAGCAACTCTGGGTGGCAACCATTGTCAATCATATCTTGAAGTTCTTTTAATCTTTTATCTTTCCAATTCATTAATTTTCTCTTTTATATTCTCAGAACCACAGCTAACACAAACAGCAGTCATCTCAGATAATTCATACCATGACCAATTCTTATTGGGTTCTTCTTGAAATTCTTTTAACAAAGTTCCTTCATCACAACCACAATCTAAACACTTCATTTAAGCTCTCCCCCCTCTTTCTCAACATAATCTTGTAATTCTTGAAAACATTGTTCCATGAACCAATCGCTTAAATCTCCACTATTTAAAACAACTGTATCTCCATTTGGGTCTGTAAGTGTAATTCTTACTTTTTCCCACTGCCACTCATTATTTTTCTTTTTTGCTTTCATACTTCCTTATACATATTTAAAACAGTTGATAACTATTGTGTGTTGACCATTCGATTTTGTGTAAAATTGATTAATTTCCATTGCAAGATGAATTAACTCTTCAAAAGTTAAACTTTCTAATTCTTGAGCAATATCGTGTTGTAGAAGTTTTTGCTTTTTGTGTTGTTTGTATAATTCTTTATCTTTTTTAGTCAATTTCATGCGACCTTCCTTTCTTCATTGATTGCGTTTTGAAATTCAGACAAAGTTTTAAATTCTCTTTTACCGCCTCGTCCAAAACCTACATCTTGGTTGACCTTAATGGATTTTAATTTAACTCTGTTGTAGTGTTCGCCATGTTCATAATTATCTTCAAACTCAAAAGTATATAAATACTCAATGTCTCCACCAAGTTGATTATCAATTCTATAATCACCATCTTGATTTAAAAGTTTTTCGGTAAATTTGGCAATATTATAATTTTTATGATCTACTCCACTATAAGAAACAAAATAAGATGATTTTAAATCATCATGTAAATCTTGCCCTGCACCTTGCAAATATCCGTCACAATGTCTGTAAAGTAAGATACTAGTTTTACCATTTTTAATTATTATATTTGATCTTGTACTCATATTTTCTACCTTTCTTTTTTGCTTTCATACTCCCTTATACTCCAACATTGTCCCTAGTGTCAAGGGCTTTTTCTTGCTCTTCTTCCGATAATTTATTAAAATCTAACACTCTTTGATGTAGCTCTGGATAAACTCTTTTGCCTTTTCTTATTGACCTTATCCAACAATTATTATTAAGACCCATAACTCGATCTTCGCAATCATGTTTAAATTGCTCTAGTGTTTGTTCTTTGTCGCTATTTTGATAAGCAATATTAATAAACTTTTCACCATTCCATATTTTGCAGTGGAAATAAAAAAGACACCACGCATAAAATTCATTATCGCTTAAACATTCTGTATTCATTTTACCTCTTTTGTTAGCTAATAGGACTATATAGGATAATCAAATAGAAGTCAATAGACATTGTGTTCATTTTGGGTTTGTGGCATTTATGCAACAGTGTTCATTTTAGGTATTTTAAGGTTTTAGATTGTGGCTTTTTTGTGTTAGTGTTGCCTTAAAAAAGCCATGTTATCCGAAAGAAAATTATACCAAAAATTAAAGAAAAATATCCCCTCTATTTCTTGGAATAGAATAGAGAATTTAAGCCTTTTAGGTATGCCAGATTTATTGGGATATAATAAAAATAATCAATTCTTCACAGTTGAATTAAAAGTCGTAAAAGGGAACAAGATAAGATTTTCGCCTCATCAAATTGCTTGGCATAAACGACACCCGAAGAATACATTTATCTTGGCAGAGACCCTCGTTCCAAGCTCCATG